GTTATCTCTGCCGGAGAACCAGCGCAGCGTCCTTCTTTTGGACTTCTGGCGCGACCTTGCCGACGGGGAAATTGCGGAAGAATTGGAGGTAACTACCCGCACGGTCTACAATTTAAGACAACGTGCATACAAAGCAATCAGAAAATTTTATGAGCGGGAACGCTTATACCCATGGACTGAACTATGACCTAATCAAGCGAGCGGTTCACGGCGACGAGGCAGCACTTACGGAAATCCTGCGGATATACGAGCCTTTTCATAATTCCCTCTGCACCCGCGAGGTGTTGGGAAGCGACGGCAGAATCCATAGAGAAATTGACGAGGACAAAAAGCAGCAAGTACAGATGCACCTTGTGGAAGTGATCCAGAAAAAATGGAGGGAACTGATATGAACCTATTACAGCCAGATTTGTTTTCCTTTGCCTATGTTCCGAGCTGGTACTGCCAGCTTGACGAACTGGCGGAGCTGGCCCGCCCGGAGCCGTGGCGCTTCCGGGAACCTATATACTCAACCAAGAATACAGATACTCCGATTTTAGAGCGGTATATCCACGCGATATTCAAAAAGCAAGCGATAGACTTTAACGAGGAAAGATGTCCGGAGAACGCAGCGCGGTATTTCCATGTGGAGAACGAATACGCCTGCTTCCATACCGGCCTGTATACACGACGGTACAAGGCAATCTATGCCTGCTTTGACCGGAACAAGCGGCAGGCCAGTATGCTGGACTGGTATTTCCGGGGCTTTGCGGACGAGCTTTCCCCATGGCTGAAATATGTAAGCCCGCTCCCGCAAAAGCCCAGCTACTATATGACGCAGTATGGCGTCAACTATAACCCGGAGTGGCCAATACGGGTAAACATAGACCACATTTTGGGCGACGAGGAGAATGTTTCCCGTCTGCCTGCTTCAATCCGCGACGCGCAAAATCTGCCCCTGCTACTTGAAACGGCAGTAGAGCTGGCGCGGAGGAAGGCGGTCATTGAGCCAAGCATTGTGGTGCCGCAGGGCTACCAAGGGAGGGTGCAGTATCTTCTGCCGATCTGTCTGACCGATATGGAGAACCCCGACCTTGCTATGACCCTCACCATTATGGACGGGTATTATTTAGGCAATACCTGCCTGACGTTAGAAATGGCGTACTTGAACGCCCGTCTATTGGCGAGGCCGGTTGCTCCGTGGCTGGCGGAGCTTGTCATGTAGGAAGAAAATCATAGCAGGTCATATATTCCCCATAGCCGGACAGCGGCGGCGACAGAAAGGGGCGTATATGAGATGCGCAGGAAGAAGGAGGCGCAGACTAATGGGCTAAAGAAAACGGTGCGGCCTGTCTGCTGTCCGGTATGCGGGCGGCGGATCATGGACGCAGTATCAGGTACAAAGACGCAGCTAATTACCCCGAAGAAGGGCCGGTATCCCGATTTCATCATAAAGTGCGGGCACTGTGGCTCGGAAGTCGGGGTAATTAAAACTGAATAGAGAAAACCTTTGATCCGCTCCGAGCCTTCGGGCCGGGAGCTGACCGGAGATACCGCCACGGCAATATGTCACGGCCTGCAGGGAATGTATGCGGGCCGGGGGAACGGATGGCTAAACCGGGACAGGGATCATTCGTTTGTTTGAGCATGATGCACGGAGGGGAGATTTCATTCCATAGATAGCGGTCAATCCTCCAATACGCCGCCCTCATAGAAGGGCGGATATGACATTGAGCCTGACAGGCGGCACTTTTTGTGCTGCTTGTTAGGCTCTTTTTGTTTGTGACGGCGCGGGTGCCGCCTGCCGAGCTCCGAAAGGAGAACGGCAAAATGAAGATTAAGTATGAATTTGTAAACGGAGAAACCTCGGAGATTGAGGTGGATGATTCCTTGGGCGAACTGCTGGTGGATTTTGACCGGCAGCAGTACAACAACGACCATAAGGAAACCCGCCGCCATGTTTCCCTTGACGGCATGGACTACGAAGGGGAGCTGTTTGTTTCGGCGGAGGATACTGCAGGCGAGGCGGAGCGCCGGGAGGATGCGGCCCGGCTGCTTTCCGCCATGGAGGCCCTCTCCCCTGCCCAGCAGGAGCTGGTGTTAAAAGTTTATTTTAACGGGCGCTCCTGCGCCAGCATTGCCGCCGAGGAGGGCGTGGATAAATCCGCCATATCTCACCGGTTGGAGCGCATTTATAAAAAACTCAGAAAAATTTTGAAATAGACCGTCAACTTTTGCCTTTCCCGTGGCCGTATATTGAGGGCCAACGATACGCGCCCTTAGAAAGAGGTGAAAGGCAAATGAAGCATAATTTGAAAATCAGTCTTGCACAGGGGCCGGAATCCGGCGGCATTGTCCGCTGTAAGACCGTTTCCCTGCGCGAGCGGGTATTGCGGAGGCTGTTTGGCGATATGCGCCGCGTTACCATCATTGTCCCCGGCGACAGCGTGGAGGAGCTTTCGGTGCGTGAGGTTGCGGAGGTGGGCGTCCATGGGGGTGCATGAGGAAAACCATCTGGCCCTTCCAATCAAGGCCACGCCATACCGGCACCAGATGGAGGCTTACCGCTTTGCCTGCGGATTGTTCGGCCTGCTGCCCGGCGGCGGGAAAGAGAGCGGCGGCTGTGCGCTGCTTATGGAAATGGGAACCGGAAAGACCATCACCAGCATAGCGATCACTGGCGCACTGGCTAACGCAGGCCGTATCCGCCGGGTGCTGATCGTGGCCCCGCTTTCCATCCTCGGCGTATGGGAGGAAGAATTTCAGAAGTTTGCAGCTTTCCCTTATGCGCTGGCTGTCCTTTCCGGCACCGGCGCAAAGAAGCTGGATACCCTGCGGCACATGAATGGGGCCGCCCTGCAGGTGGTCGTGGTGAATTATGAGAGTGCATGGCGGCTGGAAAAGGATCTGTCGGCATGGCGGCCAGACCTGATTATCGCGGACGAGGGACATAAGATCAAAACCCATAATATCGCTGCCAGTAAGGCATTGCACCGGCTGGGCAGAGCGGCGCAGTATCGGCTTC